ACTGGGTTACGGCAGATGGGGTTCTTGTTAGCAGAGCCCCACGTACCTTCTTCGCACTTGCAGCTCATGGCATTCTCTCCACTGGGTCACCATTGCTGTCCACCTGTACTATCGGACGCCCTCTAAGCTTATGGAGGTGCATACCATCCTCAAGCTGCAACTTCCAGTCCGGGGCACTGTGCCAACCCAGCACTACGTAGCGTTGCAGGTCTGCCTCGAAGTATGCCTCGCAGCCTATCTTGTACTTCACCACCTCGTCATGCGGCGCATCGGGGGGCAGCTTGAACGAACGCACTATTACCATCGGTGATGCTTTCATTTTTTCGGTGTCCTCTTATGTTTATTGTGCGCCTCCAGCGGCGTCAGTGCTTTCTGTGCCTTGCGCAGCTCCTCAAGCAATAGGGCTTGCTCTCTTCTTAGTGTATCCACTTCGAGCTTTGCCCGGCGCAGCTCGGCCCATGGGTTCAGCAGTTCGTTCAGGTTCATACTTGTCTCCTCTGTGTTTAACTCGGTTCCAACCGATGATGTAGTTACGACTCTTGCCTGCGAGTAGCTCCCGGTCTTCTTTGTCCGGGGTGTTGCTGGGTCGTTTGCATTGCATCCATCTCTCTCCAGAAATCGGTGTCCACGGGTCGTGGCTTGTTGTTCAGCGGCGGCAGTGCTTTCAGGCTCGCTATGAAGTTGTTCCACTCGGTCTCAGTCATCACTTATCGCCCCCATCGACGGCGCCATTTCCCAGCACGCTGCGTACTCACGGAAAACACCAACCAGCACAGGGCCGTCGTCGCGGTACTCAGAGACGCACAACACCCCATCTATAACCTCAATGTGGTCCGCTAACAAAAGCACTGCCATCCCTTCCTTCTTCTCGATTACGAACCGCCTCATTCCCCCACCTCCATCGCCCCCATCACCGCCTCAAGTATCGCGCTGTCGCTGTTCGTCCACTCGTACTTCTCTTCGATCAACAGCAGCACAGTGTGCAGCGACTTGTATAAGTCCTTCTTGCCTGCCTTGTCTTCGTGCCGCGTTATGTACTTGATCGCCGTATGCTGGCACGCGTCCAGCTCGTTCGCCATGCTGTACTGCATGGGCTGGATTTTCAGCTTTTTGTAGTGGCCACCGCCCACTTGCTTGTCGTATGCTTTCATACCTTCCCCCTCGGCTTGTAGCGGATTCGATCCAGATCAACCGATCTAATGTAGGCATTAAACTTACCCAGTACTTCGCCTCGCGTGGCTCCGAACCACGTGAGCTTCACGAGACCATCGTCCGACTGGAGCATCCAGAAATGTTCACTGACTTTTTTTAATACCATTAGTTGATCCCCCTTGCAGGTTCTTCGTCCATCGCACGAAAGGTTTCAAGTATCAACGCAGCGGTAGCCATAGCGCGACTACGCTCCATCACAAGGTACTGAGCTATCACCCCATCGGGCGTGGCTGTACCTACTACACTGTGCGGTCGGTTGGTTGTCTTGGTGAGGAACTCGGCCTCTTCGAGTGCGAACTCCACGGTGTCGAACGGAGTGAAAGACTCGTTCGGAATAAGAATGTTGCGGTCGTCGGTCATAGTGCACCTCGGTAGTTAAGTAAAAGGGGCCCGTGACGTGGGCTAGTCGGTGTGCGCCTGTCTATATGCAGGTCACCTAAGTGACCACGAGGGCATAACATCGCACACTGCCGGTGTTTTTCACACGATGCCCACCTCCGGCTGGGGCACGGGGCGCTAGGCACCCCAAGCGGCTAACACTGCCCGTAACGTGGGTCAGCGCCAGCCTCGCAATTCAGTGGTAAATCTGGTGCCCATTGGGGGCGTATCTTCATGCACAGCTCAACGTACTCAAGGCCGCGCTCCTTCTCTACTTCAGGCACCAACGCACACACTGCGTCATGTACCGTCATCACAACTTTGTACTTCTTGGCAATGCGCAGCAGCTGCTCACCTACAGCAATACGAGCCAGCGCCTGCACTACGTTCTCTACAACTTTACCGCCATATATCCTGTTTGGTATGACCGCTCGACCCCGCTTGGTGTCGTATACAAACTCAGACCTACCCTCATCGTTCTTGACGAGCCGAAGGTTAGGGTACTTGATGTAAAGTCCGTTGGGCAAGCGAATTCCGCGCTTACCCTCAACAAAAACTACTCCTTCTTTACCGAGCGGTGCAGATTTATCTTCGAGCATCGCATACAACACTGACTGCGCCTGCTCCCACAGCTCCGGTATAGCTTCGTAGGTACTACGGTACACACTGATGATGCGCTTGCACTCAGCAAGGGGAAAATCAACGCCGAAGTTTTTCAGTTGCGTATGGAACTTCTTGTGCCCCATCCCATACCCCGCGCCCAAGATAGTGGTCTTACCTACGAACCGTTCATCCTTGGATATGTCTGCCTCCACCTTGCCGTAGATAGCAGACGCCATAATCTTGTACACATCGTCACCACGCTCGAATGCGGCAACGAGATCGTCTTGTCCAGCCCACCACGCCAGCGTGCGCGCCTCAATCTGCGAGGAGTCAGAGTCAACCAGTACATACCCGGGCGGTGCCATCAGTGCGTTCTTCAGCGTCCCGCCACGCGGCAGGTTTTGCATGTTCACCGAGTCATCGCCTCCCCAGCGTCCGGTGTGCGCTGCGTAATACTTCAACGGGATAGGGAGCGACCCACGCTTTGCAATGTTGATGAACCGCTCAGTGCGTGTCTCTTCTAACGTGGACTTAAGGCCCAGACGAGCCGATACCAGCGACTGCACCAGCACATTCGGATGCTCCAGTAGCGCCATGAACTCCTCGTCCTGCTTGGAGAAGGCGTAGGTCTCCTTACCCGTGGTCAGGCTGATCTTCATTGGTGGTACTACGCTAAGCATAACCAACAACTCTGCAAACCTTGGGTTGCTCATCAGATCGTCCTTGTGCACCAGAGCCTTGCTCAGCAGCTTCTCCTTCTTCTCTTTGACCGCGATCAGGTGGGCCTCAAGTAGTGGGGCATCTATCTGCAACACCGGCTCCGAGAACATCCGCACCGTCACGTCAATCAAGCGCAGCTCATCAACCGAGAAGCCCGGCTCCATCAACTTGCAGAACAGCTTATAGGTCAGGGCTGTGTCGTTCTTGCAGTACTCACCATAGGCAGCAAGCTCTTCGGGTGTGAAGCCCAGTCGCCGCTTACCCAGCGCGTTGATTACCTCGGTGCCCTTCTTCCCAAGCTTGTAATGCTCCACCAACGCAGCGAGGCTCCCGCCTACTTCTATCGTGTGAATAGCCCTTGCCATAGATAGCGTGTCCACAATGCGCTTGGGTCGCAGGTCGAAGTGCCAGTTGAGTATGGCTAGGTCGAACATAGCGTTGTGCGCTATAGCTATACTGCTGGCCCAGTCGAACTTGCGCAGCCACTCACTCGTCTCTTCCATGGTGCCGGAGAACCACTCAGGCTTACCATCATTGAGCTGCACCGACACACCGATCACCTCGAACTGAGTGTCACGGAGGTACTCCTCGGTTGTTAGCTTGGAGAGACTGAACTGCTTGTCGTAGTAGGTCTCGAAGTCGATGGTCAGTATGTTCATTTACCCTCCGGCCCATCCAACAGCTTCTTCATAACATCCCGCGTGAACCGCTCACGCTCTAGCTCGTACAGTTTTGTACTGAGCGCCTTACGCTCCTCGTCAGCGAAGCTACCCCCTATGGCGAGTACTTTGTCTATGGTAGGCGTCCAGCGCCCATAGCGTCCGAGCATAGTCTCATGGCAGAACTCCTGCGGGTGGCTGTCCATACGGGCCAGCAGTATCTCAACGCCTTGGTTCATCTAAGTGTGCCTCTAGTTCGTGTAAGTTGGTCTCGTTAATAACGAGAGCCGTGCCGCCAGCGTTGTGGATAGCCAACAACTCTCTCTCCTGCAACGCCGTGGGTTTGTTCTTACCAGCCTTGCACTCTATGGCAAGGAAGTGCCCACGCACGCAGCACACTACATCGGGCACACCGGATCGCCCCATCCCAAAGGTAGCGGGGAAGAAGTAGTACACCCCCCGCTCCTTGAGTAGCTTAACCACCTTGGCTTTTACTTTGCCTTCAGGTGTCGTCGCCATCTTCTGCCTCCTGTTGTGTGGTCCCCCTAACATTGTTAGGGGTATTAACGTATGCGCTTAGTACTTCACGTATAGCCTCGGACATATTCGGAGACTGCGAGAAGTACTCGTACACCCCTTGTGGAACGCGGATGTTGATATGCACCCACGTTGGCTCCTTCTGCTTACCTCGCGCCATGTTATTCGCTCTCCCAATAACTGCGCAGCTTCTGCCGCGCTAAGTCAAACTTAGTCCTGTCTGCGGTGTGTGACGCCACTACCAACCCCAACTCAGCTGGCTTGCACCTGCGCTGTCTGCGCGGGGGATTAGTTGTCACTACGTGCACCTGCGTAGCGGTTATATCCTCAACTCGATACTCCACGCCCGCCGTATCTCTGACCAGCGAACCCACATTAACTGAGTACCCTGCACTGTTCTTAAGCTCCATCTTCTGCCTCCATTAAGTAAAACACTTTGTCGTCATGTCGGTAGCCACAGTCCTTCAGCAGAGTACGCCGCCCTTCCAATAGCTGTAGCATACCTAACTGCCTGCGCCACTCAGTCGGCACCTCGTCTGGCTTGTATATAGCCTGCCTGCTTTCCGCGAACCCGCTTGGTATATACACACTCCACAGCTCAGGCCCACGGATGAACACCCTGCCCTTGCCTGAGTACCACGCATCCCTCACCTGTTTGTTGAGCAGTGCGGTACTTAGTTGCTCAGCCAGCGCCTCGACATCCTTGTCGGGTATCGCAAGCAGCTCCGCTACTGTGTAGAAGTGGTCGGCCATCTGTACTATGCGCATATCCATAGCGCGGTGGAAGTCGTCGGGGAGCTTTACTTTCAAGCCCCCCAACACCGTGTCTATGTCTTGTATTGCGAACTCGTGCTCCATCATGTACTCACCACTCGAATTGTTTGATGATGTCGTCCACCTTGCCCTTGAGGTTCTCTCTTGCGACAGGCGATACCTTGAGTGTATCAACTTGCACGCCAGCAATGGAAGCCTCAAGCATACGTCTTGCACGCTCAAGCTCCGGGTCTTTG